ACTGGCAAGCCCTGCTGCTACAACCACAGCATACCAAACATCTGCAAGAGATGGCGTTGAGCAAAATGCAAACGGTGACTGGGTTGAGAAGTACGTAGCTAAAGATATGTTTGCTGATACCACAGATGATGATGGTGTAAAGACAACAAAAGCTCAACATGAGGCTGCGTATCAGGCAACGTTAGATGCTAACACTGCTACATCAAACAGATTAACCAGAGACAGCAAGCTTGCAGAGACAGATTGGCATGGCATGTCAGACGTAACAATGTCTAGCGAGATGACCACGTATCGCCAAGCCTTGCGAGATATTACAGCGCATGAAAACTGGCCTAACTTGGAAGATGCTGATTGGCCTACGAAACCTTAATGGGGGAGACATGGTAGATGCCTTTAATACCCCTACAGATACCAAAAGGAGTGTATCGCAACGGCACTGAGTATATGGCTCAAGGCAGGTGGCGTGACGCAAACCTAGTCAGATGGCATGAAGATGCTTTACGTCCTATCGGTGGCTGGCAAGAGCGTGGCACAGTAGATTTTAGCGGAGCAGTAAGAGGGATGCTTGCTTGGGAAGATAACTCAGGCAATCGGTATGTTGCTGCAGGTATGCATGACGCGCTAAAGGTCATGACTTCTGGCAATGCTATATATGACATAACGCCCACTTCTGGCTTTACTTCTGGCAGAGTTACGGCATCAACTAACGCAGGTTTTGGTGGTGGCACATATGGTAATGAGTATTACGGCACGCCGCGTTCTGATACTGGTGTTATCCAAACAGCAACAACTTGGTCATTAGATAACTGGGGTGAGTATTTACTAGCTTGCTCTCCAGATGACGGTAAGATTTTGGAATGGCAGCTAGGATCGGGCGCAGATGCTGCAGCGCTAGCTAATGCACCAACTAGCAATACTGCCATGATGGTAACTGAAGAAAGATTTGTGTTTGCGCTAGGTGCTGGTGGCAATCCTAGAAAAGTTCAGTTTTCCGATAGAGAAAATAATACGCTATGGGCAGCAGCAGCGACCAATCAAGCTGGTGATATTGAGCTACAGACAAACGGCACAATCTTGGCTGGATTAAGAACCAGAGGACAAGCGCTTATTCTAACGGATCAAGACGCACATTCCGCAACATATCAAGGGCCACCCTTTGTATATGGCTTTGAGCGTGTTGGTACATCTTGCGGATTAATCGCACCCAAAGCAGCAGCTTCTATTGACGCTGGCGTTATCTGGATGGGGCGCAGAAGTTTCTTTATTTACTCAGGTGGTGCTGTAACAGAGATACCATGCGAAGTTGGTGATTATGTATTTAGCGATATGAACAATGACCAGCGCAGCAAGATAGCTGCTGTGCCAAATTCACAATGGAATGAGATATGGTGGTTTTACCCCAGCAGCGGCTCAATAGAATGTGATCGTTATGTCGTTTATGATTATGTAGAAAACATATGGACAATAGGTCAGCTAGATAGAACATCTGGCGTAGATAGTGGCGTGTTTAGAGAGCCGCTATGGGTTGACGCTGATGGCGATGTTTTTGAGCATGAGATCGGTCATAGTTATAGTGGCGGCACACCATTTGCAGAAACAGGCCCGATTGCGATAGGTGCAGGTGACAGGCTAATGCGTGTAACCAGCTTAATACCTGATGAGAAAACGCAAGGTGACGTAACGGCAAAGTTTAAAACAAGATTTCATCCAAACGCAAGCGAGACAGAGCATGGACCATTTACCATGTCTAACCCTACAGATGTTCGCTTTACTGGTAGACAGGTTAGGATGCGCGTTGAGGGTGCAAGAAGTGCAGATTGGCGTGTTGGAATTATGAGAATAAATGCCAAAGCTGGTGGGCGCAGATGAGGGTTATCCCACCAATTACGCAAAACCTATCGCAATGGGGTGAGAATCTAAGACGTTACCTTGCAAGCGCTCTTAATCAACTAGATGCAAAAGACGCTAGTTCTGTAGCTGCAGAAGATGGTGTTATTTTGTATGATAGGGTAAATGGGTACCCAGTTGTTAGTAAAAACGGCGAGTTTAGGCAGATAGTTTTAGAAGATGGGCATGGCGATTTTTATATTAATTCAGATATAACAGCCGCAAGTCCAAACACAGAGTATCAGCTTACATACACAGCAGAGGCGAGTAATTCTGGGATTACTTTAGGAAGTCCTGCAAGCAGAATTGTGTTTGGAGAAGCAGGGCAATACGTCATAGCGTTTTCAGCGCAAATATCCTCTACATCTGCAAGCACTGTTCATTTTTATTTCTGGCCTAGCGTTAATGGCACAGATATAAATAATAGCGCAATGACTACAGCTTTACATCAGAACAACGCTACTCTTGTAACGTCGCGAACTCAAATTTTTACAGTAGCGGCAAATGATTATTTAGAAGTAAATTGGATGGTGGACAGCACAGATGGTTTTCTTAATGCCACCGCTGCGTCTTCTCCTGTTCCAAATATACCTTCATCTACATTATCTATAACGAGGCTGCACGGATGAACATGTACTCACAAATAAGCGAGATAGACAGATGCCAGCCTTGGATAGAGGCAGCGCTTGAGTATTCTGGCGGCACACATAGCCTTTCTGATGTGATTAATGGTATCACTTCTGGCAAGATGCAGTTGTGGCCTTCTCCAAAGGGGTGCATAGTGACAGAAATTGTGGTATATCCTAGAAAAAAGATGTTAAATGTGTTTTTAGGTGGTGGTGAACTAGATCAGCTTTTGGATATGCACAAAGATGTGATAGCATGGTCTAAAGCACAAGGATGCGAAGCTATAACGATAACAGGGCGTTTTGGATGGAAGAAACCTTTAAAAGCACACGGTTGGAAACCAATGCACGCGTCATTTATTAAGGAGATCGAATAATGTCAGGCGGTAAAGGCGGTTCAACAACTACAAGCGTTGAAGTACCACAGTACATTGAGGATGCAGCCAAAGAAAACCTAGCTAGGGCGCAGAGAATAAGTCAAATAGGGTATGTGCCTTATTACGGTCCTGATGTTGCAGCATTTTCTCCACAGCAAGAAGCAGCATTTGCTGGCACTCAGCAGTTAGCTGGCGCATTTGGCACACCAACAGCCGCCAATATTGGCGTACCTGCACCACAGACATTTGCAGGTGGCACAAGGGGTTATTCATCTGCACCTATGTTTGAGCAAGCGCAGTTTGAACTGGGGCAGCGCAGACCAGCACAAAAAGCATTTATTGACTCGCTGTTTATTGATCCCTACTCAGGTGCTTATGGTAGCGGTGCTTATGTTCCTCCACCTATCGTGATAGATGATGGAGTTATTGATACTGGCACGGGAACAGGTACTGGCACTGGAACAGGTACTGGCACTGGAACAGGTATTGGCACAGGTACTGGCACAGGTATCTCAACTGTTACAGATGACGGCGTTAGGGTTGTTGACTTAGGCGGTACTGATTTTGCAATAGGCGGCACAGCGTTAGATTTAGCTGGTCAGCCCGTAGATTCCTTAACAGACCAAGAATTAAATTATTTAGCAGATTTAGGTTTAGCTGGAACTGTAGATTTTGGTTTAAATGATGGCACAACTTTTGTTCCTACTGGATTTGATGTGAGCGAACAGGATGCATTAAGAAGTAGAATTGAGGCAATTAGGGCATTAGAAGCATCAAGAAATAGAGAAAGGGCAAGCGGATATGGGGCGCAGGCTGCTTCCGCAGGTCAGTCAGTTGCCGATGTTGCAAGGGCTGTAGAGGCAGAAAGAGACCAGCGATTTGGGGTAACAAGAGGCGGTACGGCAACTCAATATGCAGGTGGGGGCATAGCTGATTACTATGACCCAAGAGCAGGTGCACTTGGTCAGGCTACTGCAACTGATATAGGTGAGGGAAGTTTTACAGCAGATTTAAGGCGCAGCCTCACTGACCCTAATTATAACCCAGAAGGAACTGTGTTAAGTCGTGCGTTAGGTGATTTTTCATTTGGAAGTATATTTGGCCCACCCACTCCAGAGGCTTTGGAACGGTCTCGTAATATGATTACAACAAGAGGATCAGAGAGACGCGCCCAAGAACTTTCTAATTTAATAGGAGATGTAGGTGGACAGGCAATAATTGATAGCGGTGTTGACTTAGAGGTTGACCAAATGAGGTCTTTAGGCCAACAATTTGGCTCTTTATCTACAAATGAGGCGGCGCAACAGGCAAGCGTAGCACCGTCTATAGAAATGGAAAAAGATTTTAAAGATGATAGAAAAATTTTGGAGGCTGCGGCTAAAGAGGGAAATCTTGGCGCAGTCGCAGATTCATTTATAGATCAATATGGTATTACCAATCCGTTTAGTGGCGAATTAAGTTTTTCTAGATTTCAAGAAAAAACGGGAATTGATCCAACGATATTAAAAGACTTAGAAAAAATCGCAGCAGCGAAAGGATAGTAAAATGGGCGCACCAGCACCAGCACCAACAATGGCAGCACAACCTGCAATGCAAGCAGGCGCAACGTATCAACCTATGCCAATGCAGCCACAGCAGGGTTTTAATGTAAACCAAGCAGCAGCAGGGGCATTGCAGGGTGCATTAGGTGGTACGCAAAGAGCAATGCAAGCGCCTCTTAA